CTCCTCCTGCTGATTGGGAGGTTGGTAATAAGGTTTCAATCATAACGCCAAACATTCCATTTACGGTAACAAATGAACTAGTTTCTCCATATCGCGATATTGTCAGCGGTGAATTCAGCAAACTTTCGCTGTCTACTAACGACAGAATAACAATTTCAGGCGCGTCAGAAAACAATGGCTCTTATCGGATTTATAGTTACACAGCCGGAGTTGATCCAGCTCAAGATCAAATGACTCTTGATGTGTGGGATACACGTGTAATAAATGGTGAGTCAACTACTGGCTGGTTTCCAGCTTCGAGTTTATTTATTGGATCGTTTACTGGCGACATTCAAAAAGAAGGAACTCTTTATGAAATTGATTCGCTAATAACTGAAACGGTTGATACTGACGAAGTTCTGATAGGATTTTCATTTATACGACTACTAACTAACGGTGTTACAGTTGATTCAACATGGACTGGATTCCAGAATGAAGGAACCATCACAAACGCAACAATAGAGCTAGACGCATCGGCCGTGGTTGGTGGCTGGCTTGGCTGGTTCCCTGTTTGCCCATCTGGTGAAACAACATCATTGATTGAGTGGGATCTAACCACACCTAGCGGTTTCGGTAAAATTAAAAGTAACGGAGACATTGAAGGTAGAACAAGATCTGTACAATATCAAATCAGAGCCATTGGAGAAACGGATCCACTGATAAATGATTACTACATCATAGCTGGCGCATCGCGGGATCAGTTGGGCTGGTCTCCACAGCAAGTGATCGCAAATGGCCGCTATGAAATGCGCATACGCCGTATTGGAGCTGAAGACACAGGTACAGATTCAATGGATACGATCAATTGGTTTGGGTTAAAGTCTCTACTGCAAACGCCGACAAGCTACGTAGGAATAACTACGCTGGCTTTAACGCTAACGGGATCAGACACCATTGCTGCGCAGACTGAAAACAAGATCAATGTCGTACCTCAGCGAAAGCTGCAAATCGTGCAAGATGGAGCATTCACAACAGATCTTTATGCGACAAATGACATTGCTCCTGTAGTGCGTTATATCGCGCATTCTGTTGGTTATGATGACGATCAGATCGACATTGAGGAGTTGATTAGACTTGACGCGATCTGGAAGGCTCGCGGAGATACTTTCAAATATATCTATGACTCGAATGTTGTCGTGCGTGATGCTATTAACACGGCTTTAAATGTTGGATTCTCAGAGATGACCGTGAGCCAAGGAAAGATTAAACCAGTGCGAGACGAGCCGCGCGACATGCTGAATGCTCACATGTACACACCGCAAAACATGACGAAGGCGCTAAAGACCAACTTCTCGGTTGTAACACCGGAAGAATCAGACGGCATTCGAGTGACGTATGTCGATGAAGATACATGGGAAGAGGCGACTGTGCTTTGCTTGCTGCCAACCGATGCAGGATTTAAGCTGGATGAGATCACGATTGACGGAGTAACAACCAGAGACAAGGCATATCAACTAGGGATGCGGCAGCGTTGCATTCAGGCGTATCGCAGAAAGAAATATTCATTCAGCACAGAAATGGACGCCCTCAACTCAGAATACTGGTCAACGGCAATACTTGGTGATGACATTCCGAGTTATGCGCAATCGGCGATAATGTGGAGCATTCAATCGCAAGGAACTGACCAAGCACTGATCCAATCTTCTGAAATATTCACATGGCAAGATGGTGCATCACATGTCGTTTCATGGCGTAAAGCTAATGGTCAGATAGCAGGGCCATTCCCATGCACTAAAGTGAGCGACTTTTACCTGTTAGCAACTATCGGATCTGAACCGTTACCTACAATTAACGGAACACAAGAGCCGCCGCATTTGCTATTTGGTACATCGACAGAATACGGTTATCCGGCAATCGTAACGAAGGTCGCTCCATCCGGTAGATTCGATATTGCAGTTGAGGCCGTCAATTATAATGCCAATGTTTACGCATACGATGATGCAATAGCAGATAACTAAGTAAAGGCATGATAAGATTATGAAAAATTTGCTGGTGAGGGCCATAATAATGATTAACTGGTTACGCGATATCGATAGTTCACTGTGGGGTGTAATCATGTCTATCATTATGGCCGTATTGCGCATCGTGCGCGACAAAGAGGAAGATAAGTTTTTTCGAATTGCAGTCGAGGCGCTACTGTGCGGCGCGATAACATTTACAATCGGATCAGGCGTTAAGGCGCTTGGTTATGAAGGTTGGGATCTGTTTATTGGTGGTACAGTTGGCGCATTCGGTAGCCAATACGTTCGTGCGCTTGGATATGCTTGGGCTAAAAGCAAGGCAGGACAAAAAGACAAAGCCCCGTAATGGGGCTTTTACATGACTGAATAAATGCATGTGGCGATGGCAATCTCAACCGCGATCAATATTGCAATCGACTGAAAAACGTTTAGCTTCATCACATTTATCTCCATTAATTGCAGTCACCTGCATGATCGTTTTGCTTGCAGAGTCCACTTCATCAAGCAGCGAATCAAGATACTCCTGCGGAACTAAAACAGGATTTCCACCAGTCGTAATGTTTACCGCCTCAATTTGATGTACACATTCAAGTAGTTTTGATGCTGCATATTTCAGCGTTGCCAGTTCAAGATATGTGAAATTCATGCTTATAATCCTTATGCTCGATCGAACTCAATGACCCAAACCCACGGATTAGCGAACCAGCTTTCTTCACCGTAAATTGACTGCCAAAGCCAAGCAAAATTTTCATTTGCAAATCTACCACCCTGTAAATGAAGACTGTTTACGCATCCTTCAGCTTTCGCATCTTCTTCGCTGATATCCTTCAGTCGTTCTACGCGAACATTGGTGATTTCAAGATTGATACGGGATGCCCAACGAGGCATGTGGATTGATGGTTTCCATCCGAATGCCCATCTTAGGTTGAAACTAGCGCGAAATATTGCCGATGAGTTTTTATTTTCAGGGTCTATAACTTTTGGGACGATATCCCCAAATGCCGTTGGCAATGCCAAAGCAAATGTCTCACGAACCCATAAGCGATCGCCAATAACACCGAAAGGACATTGAACATCAATGAATCCGTTCTGCCATGCTGAATTGACGTGATCACTTAATGTCATTCCTTCGACCCATGCGCCAACTTCTTTCAGCTCTTGTTCAGTGACATCTGGTTGTGGCTTAATGATTCGACGAGTCTGTGTCTTACGACCATCAAGAATTGCTCTGACCATATCCGAATTGAAAATAATAGGGCGCTCTTTCATGCTTTACACTCCTTCAAAATCAATCGATATCCTTGCTGATCTGCTAACACGACGACATTACTAACGCTAAGCCGCTTAGTTGGCCATGATTCATGTAGCGCAATACATGCCTCATTCATCGTTGCGTAACCAGTGACAAACGGTTTCCGCGGCTTTCCTGCTGCATCAACTAATTTTCCTGTGATCATTTTTGCTTCTCCTTGTTTAAGTGCTTTAATAATAGCTATCTTCAAAAACTAAACATTGATATAAATCACACTTTTGTTAATTCGTAATATCTCAATACATCATCTTGCGTGATAGCTGCTGAATCTTTGATATGCCATAAATCAGGGTTACTACCGCTAGCTATAGCCAGCTGCACAACCGGCTCAACTGGTGATAATTTACCAATCACTAAAACTGTGCGCTTTTGTTGATCCATGCTGCGAAATAGACTGAACTTTTCTCCGCGCTTGTCTATGACTATCATTCTTCCACCTTGTAGCCTGCTTGTTGGATTGCGTCTCTGCATTCCTCAATGGCATCATTCCTAAATTGCTTGTGCATTGCCCATTGTCCAGTTGAAGCAGATGGCAACTTGATCGGCTTCATTGCTTCGCGTGATGCTTGCCACCCAATCAAAAAACCAACCTTCATCGCGTTAAGATCTTGATCTATATAATCTCCGGTTTCTTCATTGATGTCGAAATCATGCTTGTTATGCTCACCAAATCCGATCTCTGACATTTTTTCTTCAAACTTTTCCCGC